GTGGTACACTCACAGATACTGCTGTTTCCCCTTCGGCGTCGCTAACTAACGTCGCCATCATAAGGGTCCTCGACCCACGCAAGGTGGACGAGAGTGGTAAATGAGTGAGGATCGAGTTTCAGTTGCAGGCTATCCTCTGGATAGATTAACCTGTTACGTGTACTCATCTCGCTTTGCCGCAAGTACTCGAAAAGACGTACTTCGTCGGGTAAGGTCTGATAGTCAGCAGAGTATACCAGTCTGCCGTCATCAGTGAGTGCTGCTCCGTTTTTCAACAGAGTATAGTACCCCTTTGAAACCCTTACCGTCTGCAGAGCTTCAACTTCATACCTTTGAAAGGAGGTGTTATACCTCTTCCGCAAGTGGAAATTGGTCGGACTCGAGGATCTAAGTCCTCTCTCTCCCGTTTCATCAAAGAATAGCGGAAGTTGTCCTACAGATACTAGGTGATAAATCACCACGTATCTAGCCCAGGGCAGATCGTAAAGATCATTTGCTAACGAGATTAGCTGTGCTAACTCGGTGGCAGAATCCCAATCGCCATCAACCATAAAGATTGAAGAGATCGTGAATCCACCAAACTTCCGAGGGAGACGCCATGGTGTGACGTCGATACCATTCAGGTATTCGCCTCCGCATGACTCTCGATAGAAGTCCTGGTCGCTGCCGGAATTGAAGAAAGACTTGGTCATATTGACCTGAGCCCCAATCTCTTCCATCCTTGTCAGAAAGGGTTGAACCAACTCTACTGGCACGGTGCAGTCGTCGCCATACACTCGCATCGCTGCGAGCATCCTCTTACGCTCTGAGACGGTGTATTTCCACCGCTCCTGGAGATAAGTTGAGAAAAGGACAGTGCAGAAGAAAAGCGACTCTAACGGGAAGCATACAGCTGATCCCATCGGGGCCATCTTGTCGACTGCATATACGGATTCATCCCAGAGATCCTCTGAGATCCTTCCAGGCATCTTTGCGTACTTCGTGCGCAACATCCTTACGAAGGGGGAAAGTCCTGATCCTTCAGTCAACGAAGCCATATAACGATATGCCACCAAATCCGAGGCCGACGACCAGTCTATAGTTGCTATAGACCCGTCGATGCTACCGCGTTGAGCGGCGGCTCGGTTCTCTTCTTCGGTGTTCACGCAGTACATCCTAGACAATACAGGTGAGATCCTCGATTTGAGGTATCTCTGTATGCCGACGGACGCACCTTGCTGAAAGAACATATACGCTATTGGTTCCATGGATACAACGCGGTAGGTCTTCCAATTCTTTGCCACAAATATTACTAAGTGGTAAGGCTCAGAATCGCCTACTGTGGGGATCGGCGCGAACGCTTGTTGACCCGCTATACGCGGAACAAACGATTGCATCAACCCTTCTTGCACGAGATCATCCCATCCTGTGACTTTCAAGAAAGTTCGCAGATTAGCATCGAGACCCATTAGCAAGGGTTTCTCCGCTGGGTTTGAGACTCTCTCACACGTTGAACCGCTTGAGTGATGTGGTGACATCCAATCATACAGGATGCATGCATTCTCAAGGGGAAACCACTCCGAAATCACATTCTTTTCGACGTCTGAAGGCATCCCGGCCTTCGCGACGGCGATCTCGGAGTCACACCATTTGGTGTAAGCCACTTCGGCCAAGCTTTTCTTTTCCAGATTTAATCTAGATAGAGCAGCAAAGACCTGGTGACAGGCTCTGAACCCTTCTACGTCGGAAGAACGTATCCAGGCTCTCCAGTGTGGTGCGAGCAGACTCTTTAAGATCCTTAAAGGCTCTGCCACTGCATGATGCACATTGATTACAGACTTTAACTCTGTTTCCTTTCGGATCTCTCGGAATTCCACCGATTGAACCAACCAGGAGTCAAGTGCACCGAGGCCATCGAGCAATTCAAACAAATCAACCGTACTGCAGCTTTTGAGAAGCTGAACGATACGGCCTTCATTCGCATTGTTCTCAACCCCTACACAGGAACGTACGACCCCAACCCAAAGCATCAGGGCACACCTCACGACGAATGAGTCGCGGGATGACAGCTCTTCTCCTTTGTAAGTTGAGGGACCCGTATTGCACGAATACAGGAATTTGGCAAACTTCAGTTTGTCCAACATTGAAATACCCCCTTATCAGAGGATATTAACGGAGCCTCGCAGGTATTTGGCGAGGGCGTTCACCGCATTCGGATACAATATGCCGAGAGCTCGTGAAAGCTCATCGTTCACATTCTGCACGGTGAGATAATCCACGTTTGGCACTTTAATTGATATGCTAACCTCGAAAGGTGACGCATACTGAGGTCTGGATGTGTCGGCAGCATCTGCCGCAGTCCATACACTCTTGTGCTGGGCGTAGACGTTCACACCACGCTTCGTGGGTGTCCAAAGTACAGGGTCAATGCCGCTGTTAGCATAGATGTTAGCAATGCGGCGAGTCTCTAATGAGTAGAGCTCGGCTTTGCCAATAGGCGCACTGATACTAGTGATCGTGCGTTTGGTACCTGGCTCTGCGAATGGAGCAAAACCAGATGTTGCCACGTCAAATACCGGTATAGAAACCGATGGTTGACTTGGGATGGTGAAGTTAGGGCTTAAACTATATGCCATAATCTTCTCCTTTCTGCCCGTTAAAGGGGCTCGAGTATGTTCAACCAAATAGCTGGACATATAAGGCGGATCCTTCTACCACATGGGTGAATGATCCTTTCGGACGTTCTGCTCTGAACGAAGGTTCAGTGAAGGATGTTTGAACCCTTCTTCGGTAGTATCTAAAATCGATACGACCGCGGTAGAGATTACCGTTAAGCGACATCTCTTTGAGATGCTGCGACCACGCGTATTTTCTCGAATAGAATGCTCTATCTAACTCTAGAGTCTGCATATAATGCTGGCTCTCTAATCGTTCGGCTTGATCCCCTATAGGGACGATCCAATCGACCAGAAAAGAGAAAGGTATAGCGTCCCATACGTTAGCTAACGATGGAACAACATCCCATTCATACATGGTGCGCTTCAACTGCTTCACCTTGTCGAGAAAGAACAGCTGTTC